TTCGGTGGGCGTTATGCCCACCACAAACTTGCCTTTCACAAACATTTTCTTAGGTTTTAGACCTTAAAAGGAGGTTATAATAATGGCTGGTAAAAAAGAGTCGACTTATATGTATAACGCCAAAATGAGTATGAGAAATCTAAGTGGAGAATGGACATCATCTTATTTCGGTAATACAAAAAACGTAATTTCTGATGTTAGAAATGGTTATCAGGAAGTTGTGAATGGTAAGAAGTCTTCCGGGTTTAACGGAATTAAAAATAGATTAAAACAAACTGCACTTTTTAAATTTGCTTCAGATTTAACAAAGAATGCATTTGAAGGATTAAGAACTGGTAAATTTTATAAATCGGATGATGATTTATTTGGATTTGATGAGTCAGCATTTGACTTTGACTTTAACTTTGATAGCTCAAGTTCTGGCGGAGATTTTTTCTTTGATGATAGTGGGGATAGCACCCCACAACAGGCTACATCTGAGCCAGTTAAAGATTATAAAGGAGATAGTGCTACTTTTGGTGCTGTAGGTAAACTTGCTAAATCTATGTCTGGTGCTTCTAAAGCATCTTCAAATGCTGTTATAAATGCAACAGTTGAAGGTTTATTTAAAACAGCACATTCTATAAATCAAACTATAGTATCAGCAAATGCTGATTTAAAAGCTGAAATTATAGAGCAAAAAGGATATTTAAAAGGTATAGCTGATACAATGAAAGAGCAATTAGGACAACAACAAAAACTGGTTGCTATACAAACTGAAATGCTTACTGAGCACAAAGCGATGAAAGAAATGTTTTCTGACTATATGCTTCCTAAGATTAATAAGAAGGAAGATGATAGTGAAAGAGGGGTTCCTGAATGGTATAATGCTATAAGAAAAGGTAGTATAATGCAGGGAATGAAATCTATAGGTGGAGAAGCTGTTCGTGCAATAGATATGGAAAAAACGAACGGAATGTTTTCTATAGCAAAAGCGATGTTACCAATGCTTCTTATGGCATACGGTAAAAATCCTTTTAAACTTGTAAATGACTTTGTTTTTGAACCATTTTTAAATAATAAATTTGGATTGGGAGATATATCTAAGAAAATAGAGAGAACTTTTAGTTCAACACAAGATTTTATAAATAAACAGTTTATGACAATGTCGCTATCCTCTAATCCAACTTTAAAAGCTATGGGTTCAGCACTTATGGTGAGACCACAATCTATAGATAGTATAAAAACTGATAAATACAAACCTGCAGATAAAGCATTTTTTGATGGTGCTACAAGAGAAGCTATTGTTAATGTAATACCTACATATTTATCGTCTATGGTATCATTGTTATCTGGTAAAGAAAGAACTGTGTACGATTATAATAAAGGTGTATTTAGAACGATGAGTGAAGTTAGCAAAGAGTATAAAGATAATTTACCTACTTTGGACTACGAATCTGAAAAACTTACATCACTTATAGAAAGAATGATGGATGAAAATGATAAGAAAAACTTAGATAGAGACCGTTTAGAACAATTATCAAAAATTATAATGATTAATTTATCTAAAAATGGGTATGATTTATCGTCTATTAAAAATCATTCATATACAGATGCTAAAGTACACTTTAATTTGGGTGATAACGAATTATCAGAATCTGACTTTTATAAACTTCGTGATATATTTGCAAGATTAGAAACTGATAAGAGCACATCAAAAAGATTTTATGAATTAAATAAATCTACAAAAAATTTTACTAATAGTAGAAATACATATAATGAAAATATCGCTGTTAATGGAAGAATGACTGGGTATATGCCACTTTTTAACGGTTCTAGTAAGTTAGATAGTGGTGCAATGACAGGGTTTGGTAGAAATGGTAAAGAAACTGGTACAGTATATAACTATGAGCATCCTCTAAAAGCAGAGCGTGACCAAGCTACTCTTAAAAATAAAGATGGATTATCTGGTAATATTATGGGAACAACAATGTCTAACGAAGAATTAGCTATGGTGCGTGAGTTTTCTGATGATAATAGAAAGGGATTTAAAATATTTTCTGGTCAAATAAATACATTTCTTAAAGACATATTTGATTTAGATATATTCAAGAAGTTAAATCTTGATAATAAAAAGTGGTATCAGGACTTTATGTCGACATCACCATACTCACTAAAGAGTATAATAGGATTTCAAAGAAAAATTGAAGAAATCACTGGAGGTAAATTAACAGACGAGCTTTTGAATGTTGAGCTTGATAGATTTAATGTCACAGATAAGGATAAAGAAAAAATAAAGAAATACCTTGCAGATTCAACATTATCGGCTGAGGATAGAAAGAAAAAAATAAAAAGTATATTAATGTCATCATCAGAATTTAAGAAAAAGATTGAGGAACTTAAATCAATATTTAAGAAAAGAAGTGGTATAGACATAGATGAAAAAATACAAAATGCTAAAAATATAGCAGATGATATAAAATCTGATATAGATTCAGGAGAAAAAATTAACAATATCAAAAATACTATAAAAGATTATGCTAATAAAGCTTCTGGTATGATAAAGGATGTGACATCTTCTGGAGTAGAAAAAACTAAAGAGTTTTATGAAAAGAATAAGGAAACTATTTGGAATGTATCAAAAGCAGCTATGATAGGTGCGGCTGGTATCGGTATCTTTAAGACTTTAAAGAAATCTATGGTTGGACCGATAATAGGTATGACAGGACTTGCATCTCCTATAGCTCTAGGAGCTATAGCACTTGGTGCTGGAATATACGCTTATAAGAATAATATCTTTGATAAATTATTTGGAGATAATAAGAAAGCAAAAGAGCTTCGTGAAAAGACTGGAAGAATTTTAAAATCTACTCTAGCGATAGGTGGAGGTATAGCTGGTATTTCAGGAATACTATCTCTTGCAACTCCTCTAGGTTTTATAGGTCCAGTTAATGCGGCTCTTGCAGGACTTGCTATATCAATAGCTGGAGAATCAAAAGGATTTAAAAGATTCTTATTTGGAACTGAAGAAGGTTCATTCTTATCAAACTTAAAAGTCTGGATGATAGGAGATAAGGAATCTGGTAAGAAAGGTATACTTACAAAGATGACAGAAAAGGTTACAACTTTCTTTTCAAAAGGATTTAAGTCTATGGGAAGATGGTTTAAACTTGATGTATGGGAACCACTTAAATCAACATTTAAACCAATAAAGGACTTCATGTCAAATACAGCAACTAAGATATTTGGCGGACTTACAGGGATAGGAGATAAGCTAACTGGTTCATTTACAGCTGACTTTGTAAAGCCTTTCTTTGCTAAAATGAAAGAAAAGGTTATAGACCCAGTAGCAAGTTTCTTTAAGAAAATATTTGGTGGTATATTTGGTTTCTTAGGAAAGATAATAGCAGCACCATTTAAAGGCTTAAGAACTCTTATAACTGGGCAAACTGACAGTTCAGTATTTGCAAGTAACTACGGTTCATCAAATGCTCAAGTTGCAGAAAAGGCTGAATATAAAGCTAATATGTCAGCTAAGGAAAAATTATGGAACGATAATAAATATAGGTCTCTTAGTGAGATTATGGCTGATGATAAATTGTCAGATAAAGATAAGAAGACACTTCGTAAGATGTATGCGAAAGAAGCTACAAGGGAAGCTGAAGAAAAAGCACAAGTTCAAAATGCAAAGAAAGAAGATGAAAAAGATAAAGAAGGAAAATCAGGACAAGGTATCTGGGATACAGCTACTAAGTATTATTTTAATCAAAATAAAATAACTTCTAAGATTGCTGGTGCATTTATGGGTAACTCAACTCTATGTGGACTTGCAGCTCTTGCTCAAGCAATATCTGCTGTACTTGATACAAAGATAGACCCATCTATGCTTGCTCAAAAATCATTCGGTTGGGTAGGTTCAAGAAATGGTGTATCACCCGAGTTTATGCTTGAAGTTTGTCGTAAGTTTGGTATAGGTGCAAGATATATGAAAAATCCTAAAGCTGATACTATTACAAAAATCTTGAAGAAAGATACAATAATGATAGTTGAAGTTGATGATTTTGAAACTGATAGTCTTCACTACTTAGTAGTAAGAAGAGTTGAAGGTGGAGTGGCATATTACTCTGACCCAGCAAGAAGAAAGAATATGGCTGTATCTATAGATGTACTTGAAGCTAAAGCTAGAAGAGCAATCTATCTTTATAAGAAAGCTGAAACTTCATCACAAGTTGCAACATCAGCACCAGCTGTAGTTACAACTAAAGAAACTGAAGTTGCAAGTACTCAAACTGGAGATACCTTGGAAGCTACATCTGATAGTAGTGTACACAAAGAAACTATCTTTGAAAAAGCTAAGAAGTTTATGGGTGTTGTAAAAGATAAAGTAACTGGAGCAACATCAGCTATTGCTGATAAGATGTCAAATCTTACTGGAGCGAGAGGTCGTAAAAAGGCGGCTGAATATTATACTGGTAAGAAGTCAGATTTATATAAACTTTTAAAAGATTGGAAGAAGAAGTATCAAGAAGATACCATAAGACTTAAAGAAACAATAGAGCTTCAAACTTCATCTCTTGCATATAATGCTGAGTATATCAAAAGAATACTTGTAAAGGTTCATGGAGATATACCGGGATTTGGAGAAAAGGATATAAAGAATAAACATTTTTCAAGAATAGGAAACTGGTTTAAAAGACAATGGAGAAAAGCAAAGGCAATACCTGCTATGGTAGGGTCTTTATTATATAATAAATTCTTAGCTCCTATAGTATCATTTGGATTTAAAATGGTAAAAGGATTTAAGAAAGTTTTATACGATTTTCCTAAATGGCTAGGTGCTAAGATATGGACAGGATTTATAAAACCTATCGGTGGACTTGTTGTGGGTACAATAAAAGGTATCTGGGGAGCGTTTAAAAATGTAGTAGGTACTTTTAAAGATATGGCTGTAGGTTTTGTAAAAGGTGTGACAACTGTATTTAGAGCGGCTGTAAAAGGTTTATTTGACGGTGCTATGTATGTCGTTAAAAACTTTGATAAAGTCTTTATAGGTATAGGAAAACTTATACATCATACTGTAAAGGGAATAGGACACTTTATTAAATGGGGAGTAGAAGCTATAGGTACGTCTATTAAATGGACTGTAGAAACTATAGGAAAAGGAATAGGTTGGCTTATAAATAAAGCTTTTAACTTCGCTGGATTTATAGGTAAGAGTATACTTGGACTTTTTGGTATGAAACGTAAAGCTGCTTTACAAGAAGTATTTGTAGTTGGTGGTACTCTTGATAGTGTAAGAATTGTAGAAGTTGTTAAATCTGTCGGAGCTGTGGATTTAGAATATGCTGAATCTATAGAAAGAAAAATGGGTCCTGCTGGTGGTATTATACAAAAGGCTGTCCGTGCTGGTGGTAATGCTTGGCAAAGACTTATAGGTAGAAGAAAATCACCTTCTATGAAATCAGGAGATGAATACGCAAAGATAGATAAAAAGCAAGATGCTGAAGCTCAACAAGCTGTAGCTTTAGTTGACGGTAAAGACGGAAAAGGTAAAGAAGAAAAGAAAGAAGCTTCTTGGTGGGAAAAACTTTTAGGCTTAGGTGTTATGGGATTTGGTCTTTGGAAGAGTGGACTTTTAGGTAAAATACTTGAAGGTCTAGGGGCTTTAAAAGATAAAATCTTCGAAATGCTAGGAATAAAAGATAATAAAGAAGAAGACTTCAAAGATAAACCTTCAAGAGATAAACCAGCATTTGGTTATGGTACTTTAGGAGATGTAGTTGAATGGAAAGACGAATTACTTGAAAAGGTTGGAGTTACTGGTTCACTAAATAGAGATAGAGAAAGACATATGGCTTACTCTTCTTGGACACATTTAGGTCTTAAACTTGGTACTAAGGTTGGAGTTACACAACTTGCAGCCAAAGGTGCTAAGAAAGGATTTAAAGCTATAGCCGCACAAATAATGAAAGAAGTTTCTGAGTTCGGAGCATCAAATTTTGCAAAGAAATTATTTGGAAAAGAAGCTAAATCTAAATTAGGTAAAGTATTTAAAATGCTTACGGATAAAGCTGTTAAAGGTGCCGAAAGACAAGTTATGGAAGGTACAGCTGAGGCTACAGTTAGAACTGCGGCTTATGGCGTACCAATAGCAGGACTTTTAATAGACGGACTTTTCGCTTTAGGTAATTTTATATATGGTATGTGGAATGCTAAAGATATAATGGGGGTTACTAAAGTATCTTGGAAGATGAGATTTGGTGTAGGACTTGCATCTGCGATTTATGATATTTTCACATCAAAGATAATATTTGCTTGGATACCTATAGTTGTACCACTAGAATTTCTAGCAAGAAATATCTACTACTATTGTATAGCTGATGAAGAAGAAAAGGCTGCTTATGATGAAGACCATAAAGCTTGGGAAGAAATTAAAAAGAAAGAAGAAGAAGAGGCAAGAAAAGCAAAAGAAGCTCAAGAAAAGAATGTAAAACAACTGCAAGAATATTCGAAAGGTTTTGATGATGGTTTCAAAACTACAGATACTGGATTTTTCGATATAGATATGAGTGCTGTCAAAACTACACAAGTATCACAAGCTGATATTGAAAGAATGAGAAATCAAATGGTTAAAAATGGCGAAGAGTCAGCACAAAGAGCACAAAACGAAAGAGCAAGACTTGATGCTAGATACAAAAAGGAAATGGAAGAAAAAGCGAGAATGAACAAAAGATTCGGTTGGACTGATGATGGTGGCAACCAAGTTGGTGCTGGACCTCTTGCTGGATATGGTCCTATTAAAACTGGAATAGGACAAATAGACTTAGCTTTAAATTCTATTGTAAAACCTACCACTGAAAAGATGGCACAAGGTGCCACTATGGAAGAAGCTGTAACATCAACACTTTCATCTCCACAAGAAATGGCTTCATCTTTAGGAGTTTCTAACATAAGAGAATACGAAGCTGGAGCAAGAAACTCTTTAACTGATAAACTTAATGCGTCTATTTATGGAAGCAGTGCTGAAGCTATGAGAAATCTTAACTTATCTGCATTTGCTGATAATATCTCAAAGATGTTCGGAATAGACTTAAATGGACAAAATCTAAGTTCTAGCGACGGAAGTGCTGACGGTTCTATGGGAGGAAATAGTGTTTACACTGGAACTCCAGATAATAGAAAGCTTCAAGAAAGAGCAAAAGACCCTAAGTTCAGAAAAGATATGCAAGATATGTGGAATTATGCGTCAGCTAAGTGGGGTCCAGATGTTGCAAGAAATATGATGGCTATTTCTTATTCAGAATCAAGATGGAGACAAGATGCGTATAATAAAACTGGTGGAGCGGCAGGAATGTTTCAGGTTATACCTAAGTATAGACCTGCTTGGGGATTTGGAATCAATGAAGACCCAAGAACATTCTCACCAATGGAACAAATCGCAAGAGTTGGTCCTAAACTTATGGCACAGCTTGGAAAACACGCACCGTCAGTACATAACTTATATGCTATACTTCACTATCCTAAATCATTAGGATATTCTCCAGATAGAATAGTTTACTCAAAAGGTTCACTTGAATATTCTTGGAATCACGGACTTGATAGAAATAAAGACGGGCATGTAAAGGCGGGAGAAGTAACTGAGTTTGCAGCTGAAGCTTATCCACAAACTAAAAAGGCTGCACTTGAGATGGGTCTTAATGGATATGTGGTTGATAAATTCAATCCTTATTCTGTATCTCAAGGAAATATAATGGCATCTTTAGGTGCTACTAAATCTCAACAAATGGGATTACAACAAGGTTACGGACCTATAAAACATATCAATCAAACTTCTAATAAATGGAATAAACTTTCAATGGGTGGACTTTCATTTAAAGAAGCTGGTTGTGGACCTGCTGTTATGGCTATGCTACTTGATAAACTGGATATCAAGTATGATATGCAAGAGCTTGTATCTAAAGCTATTGCTATGAAGAAAGGTGCTATGGGTGGAACACCTATGACATACTTTAAAACTATACTTGCTGAACATGGAGTTGCTTCTGCTATTCTTACAACAAGTGTAGTTAAGACTTTCATAAAAGAACTAAGAGCAGGTAAATCTCCTATACTTCTTACAGTATCATCAACTGGAGCTCCTCACTTTATTATAGGTAAGGAGATTAAGAATGGTAAACTTTACATAAATGACCCAGAAAAATCAAATTCTGAGGCTATTACTTTAAATGATATAAGACTTCGTAAAGCAAAAGCTATACTTGTCTATAAAGTTAAAGGTAGTGTAAAGAATAAAGTAAGAAATATGGTAGATACATTAAAAGGTGGATATGGAGCACTTAAATCATATGTAATGCCTAAACTAGAAGGTTTTGGTAATGCAAGAGAAGCTATTTATAATACTGTAGAGCGTATGGTAAAACAAGGCGGCTATGGACCAACCATTATAAATAATACTTCTTCAAATGATATAAGCGATACTTCTAAAGTTGTGAAAGCGATTAGTAAAGCACAAGAAAATAATAAGAATGTTACTGACCTTTTATCATCTATAGATAGCAATATAGAAAAGATATCAAGAGGTAGAGATAACGAACAAATTGGTGATAATAGCGTACTTTCTTCTATTTTAACTGAAGTTAAAAACACTAATGCATATCTTGCCAAACTCGTAGAGCTTATGGCAAATGCGTTCGGTGGAAATAAAAACTTCACTGTAAATGGAAGACAAGTAATGCAAACTATCGGTGGAATACCACAACCAGTTACGAACGGAGTTTCTCCTGATACTGTCGATTTCTATAGAACTGTAGATAGAATAGTAAGGGGACAGGCATTATAATATAATTGGGGTGGGTTTATCCCACCTCATTTAATTATGTAAGTAAGGAGGTTTAAATATAAATGGCTATAAATGTAGGTAAATTTGGACATAAAAGTGGTTTCGGTGGAGATGCTCTTGGTGGAACAGCCGCTTCTGACATTCCACCAATTACAGGAAGTGGAGCTGGTGGAGGATTTACAGCACAAGATTTCACTATGGGTGGAGTTATGAGAATGGGACTTAATGCTATTATGGGGTCAAAAGATTTGCACTCATTCTTATCACAATCTGCTATGGGTTCTCCTCTTGGTATAACATCAAGAGATGAAAGATTTGATTTGAATGCACTTATGGGAGCACCTTTTAAATTCTCAGAAACTGATGACCCGCCACTTCCGGGCAGTAAAGAGTTTGGAAGAAGTTATGCTAAGCAATTCTTAGCTTGGGGACAGATAGTTACATTCTCTCCCGGAACAGCACTGTTTTTACCGGGTGTATCTAAAGACGAAAAGGAAAAGTTTTCAAATTCACAAGCAAATACTTCAGATGGTGCTGACCCAACAGCAGGAGTTGAAGGTTTACAATCGGCTATATTTGAAAAAAGTGGTGGTAAGCTATACGCTTTTACTCCAGCAAAGCAAACTTATTTTGCTTATGTAAATCTTATATGGAAGCATCTCTGTATGCTCGCTGGGATTTCTAATATGCCAAGTAAGATAGCAACTTATATCTCAAATGGTTCATCTAATAATTTAGGAGATATAGACTGGGCTAAAACTGTAGATGTTGGTAATAGTTTACATAGAATACTTTTAGAGCAAACTGGGGTATCTGGTGGACAAAGTGCAGCAAACGGACTTGTAGAAAATTTTAAATCTTGGCTTGGAGATACGTCATTTCTAGCGTCTCTTGATGCAACTCAAGCATATATACCATTTTATCACGATGGTCCTATAACATCAAATGACGCTTTTGATAACCAAACTGGAGAGTCTGAAATAGGTAGAAAGATAAATGAATTTGGTGGGGCTGAGCTTATGCGTGAACTTGCTTTCTTATCAGGTAAATCATACGAAGCTATAGCTGAGCATGATGATGAAGGAAGACCTACACAAACATCAGATGCTAAATCTATTATAAAAGGGAAACTATGGGGTATAAAGACTATAATACCAGACATATGGAAAGATGCTTCATCTAACTCAAGAGAGCATACATTTACTTTTAAATTTGCTTGTGCTGAAGGTTCTATGGAGTGTTATGCAACTCAGGTTTTAAGACCGCTTTCTATGTTTCTTGCTATGTGTCTTCCAATACATAGTGTAGGAAACTTTGGATTTTCAGCACCACTTTTATGTAGAGTATATGCAAGAGGAATATCAAATGTTGATGTAGGAATTATATCATCACTATCTATTCAAAAAGACCCAAGAAGTGTTACAGCTATGGGTATTATGACAGATATGACAGTTACAGTTACAGTTAAAGATTTAACCCCAATAGTTGCTCTACCTCATTCAAGAAACGGATTTCATGCTCAAACAGCTGTAGGATACATATCAGTGCTTGGTGGACTTGCTGGAGTTAATGCATCGCTATTCCCTTGGGATAGACTTGAGAAAGCTAACTGGTTCTTATCTATGAAAACACTTCTATCTCCTACAGCAAATATAGCTGGGTTTGGAAGATATATTTCAGATAAGATAGGAGCACTTAAGGTCTGGTTTAGAAATTAAAGGAGGAAGTATGCTTAAGTTTTCAGGAGCAAAAGCAAAAGAAAGAGTAAACTATACAAAGGAAAGATATACTCCAAGCTATATAGAGAAAGTACCTCAAAGTGAAAGGTTATTTCCATACTTTGATGAAAGACTTGTAATTACAGTACACGGTGAGCCTATAGCTGATAGTAGACCGAGATTTCTAAAAGAAAGAGACGGGACTTATAATCCTCATAAGGCTTTTCTTATGAGAGTTTTTAAATCAGTTTATGAACAAGATAAACTTTTACAATCAACACTTATTGAAAGACCTCTTGGTATGAGAATTAAATCGTTCGTTACCCCTGAGAAGAAGATTTCAAAAGCTATAGGAGTTTCAATAATTGATGAGAAATCGCTCTCTATCAAACAAAAAGATAACGATAACATCGAAAAAGTACACTGGGATGTAATGCAAGACGAAAAGTATTCTGTCATTTTAGATGATAGATTAGTTGCTTTTAATGAGACTATACAGATGTATTCTGTAGACCCAAGGATAATACTTGAGATACATTATCCAAGTGATGAAATGCTAAAGATACAATCTAAGTATTTTAAACCTTATATGGAACATATAGCTCATCTTGCAACTTACAGAAAAGCAAGAATATATCCTAAGTATATCTTTACGATATCTAATACAAAACTTAATAAGTTTCCAGAAGTATTCTTTAATAATATATCAAAGTGTGAACTTACTGGAAAGCAAGTTGAGAATATATTACACCTTTATAAAGCAGATGAGATAAAACTTCTTATGGAGTATTTAAAAGTGAAACCTTTAACTAGAGATAAGAATGTCGCTTATATAAAGGACATGGTAGTAAAAGGAACTTATCCTATTACTATTAAAAAGAAGAATTTGAGGAGGCTTAAATAAATATGATGGACAGAAATAAATTACATTTGATAGCTTGTTATGTAGCATCTATCGCTGTTGATGAAAGTTACATAAGATGTAAGGAAGCAAGTGATAATGGAAATACAGAAAGTTTACTATCAGATGCACTTATAAAAAGAGGACTTATAATGAGTTCTGTTCCTATCTTAAAAGATAAAGATATTATAAAAGCTGTAAAAGAAGATAGTTATTTTCTTAATAGCTTTAAGCTACAAATTAAAACTCTTGTAGCATCCACTAAGTTTTATAATTAAATTAATATAAAAGGAGGATAAAATGAATCCAGAAGCTTTACAAGATATAAAAGAAATAGCTTACAGAAATGCTGATAATGAATCATACTCAGTATTTTTAGCAACTACTGTATGGAAAGCTATTCCACAAAATATTAAAGATAAACTGACAAAGGACAAAGATGGTAATGTTACCATAAACGATGCTGACGCACTATCTATATTACAAGGAGTTTTACCAAATATAATTGGTGAAGAAGAACTTAAAAACTTAATCGAAAATGCTTACAAAGATAAGGATTTAGATTTACAAGAACTTTATGATTTGATGAGCTTTGAAGAACTTAAAGATGTTGTAAAAGAAGAAAAGGTACAACTTATAGCAGAAGCTGATACAGAAGAAGAAGTTAAAGATACTACTAAAGATTTAACTGATATTCTAAATAAAGATGCTGTACCTAATATTTTAAAAGTAATAGCATCTACAGTTCAAAAGGAAGTTAAGAAATCTAATGAAGAACTTGAAAAGATTGAAGCTGATGAAGTATCTCTTATTAACACTTCTAAGGGAGAAGAAGATGGAGATGATGATGTAAATGGAGCTTTTAACGATAATCCAGATGAAGATAACCCAGATGCTAACGGTGGTGAAGGAGAAACTTCCGACAATACTGATGGTAATGAGCCTAGCAATCCAGATGATGATACGGTTTCTGGTGAAGGTAATTCTGAAGGTGATAGTAAAGAAAATCAAACACAAGATGATACAGCGTCTACGGAAGAAGAAAGCCCAACAGCAGGAGAAGACGGAGAGTTATACTCAGAAGTAGTAAGAGTTAAATATCATAATGAGTTATATAAAAACTTAGTATACAGAGTTAAAAACTCAGTATCTAAATATGTATATCAATCTTTAGAAAATGGAGAAGATGTAAATGAAAGAACTAAGTTATCTCTTGCTATTGCTTCTTATGGTATCATTACATTTGGTTATCTACTTGACTATCTAAATGTAATGGGAATACCTGAATATGCAAGTAGAGCTGAAGCTGTATTATCTTATTCAAAAGAAGGAGAAGGTGATATCTAATGCTTGTAAAGTTTGTAAGAGAAGATAAGAAAAATCTTGAAACTGTAATGGAAGTTATAGGTATCACAAGAACATCTCTTGATACTAAAGAGAGAAGACATACTGGTAAATTCTTACCAGACGGAAGTGCTGAATATAAAGAAGTGGATATATTAGGACAAACTACTATATATTCATATTCAGGAATATTCTGTACTCTTGATATTGAAGATAGTAAACATAATGCTCTTGCTCAAAAGTTTAACGGTTCATCTGGACTTATAGCTACTATCAAAATGGATAAAGATGGAAAATACACAATAAGTTAATTGGTGTGGCTTATGCCACACCTTAAACTTTTTGATTTTATTTACCCATTATTATAAATAAGTTCTCAACTCTTCATTTATACTATATAGTTTTTATACCCTTTTCAAAAACAGCCTTTTGAGGTGGTTTTATTGAAGATAACTAGATTTACAACTTTTTATAAAATAGATTTTGATGAGAAGAATAAGAAAAGAGAACTGTATTATTCTCAAGATTTAATGAATGCTTTATCTACTGTAAACTATGTAACTGAAGAACAAGAACCTTTTTGTTATATATTAGGAGAGAAGAACTTAAGAGTTCCTAGAGGAGTTGGGGATACTTGGCTTATGAATAAACTAGGAGTATATGGAACTATACACGAAGGACCTATATTTCCTTATGATAGTACAAAGTATTTTAATATAAATAAGAAACCTTTTCCTGAACAAATGAAAGTTATATTTTTAACTTTAAAAGCATTTAAAGCAGGACACACTCAAGTTATAATAGATATGCCTACAGGTCGTGGTAAAACATTTACAGCAACAGCTATAGCTTCTGAGCTTGGTTGTAATATACTTGTACTTGTAAAAACTGAAGTGCTTTTAAATCAATGGGCAGGAGAAAAAGGTTCATTTGTAAATCATACAAAACTTCGTCCTAGATTTGTGTGTGCGATGCGTGGAAGTAAATGGTTTCTATCAACTTATGAAGAAGACTTAGGATATAAAGTATTTGTGACAACTCACGCTACACTTCGTTCTGTAATAGAGCAAAAGGGTTCTCCTTTTATTATGGAATGGTGTATGAAGAATAAAATAGGACTTAAGATATTTGATGAGTTTGATACAGAAGTTGACAGTATGCTAAGACTTGATTTTATAACTTCAGTTAGATATAATTTATATTTATCAGCAACTACATTTAAAAATGGACAATTTGATGATGCTGCTTTTCAAAAGATGATAAAGGATATTCCAAAATATGGTAAAGATTTCTATTTAGAAAAACCTAATAGAGTAGCATATATTTATGGATTTAAAACTGAACCTACAAGAGAAGATAGAAATAGTTGCTATAACTACAGAGGTAAGTTTGTTCCTGATAAGCATATGGCTCTTAATATGAAATCTAAAAACTTTTGGGACACTTTAGAAAATATCGTAAAAACTCATGCTATTCCTATATATGAAATGGATAAAGGACATAAGGTAGTTATAATGTGTGGGAAGATTGAAAACTGTAAAATAGTAAAGGACTTCATAATAGAGAAGTTTAATATTCCTTTAAAGCATATAGCTGAGTTTCATAGTGAAGTGCCAAAAGGTGAAAAAGAGTTTGCTCTTACAAAGCCTTTTATAATATCAATAACTGATAGTATAGGTAGAGGACTTGATATATCAAAGATTAAACTTACAATAGATATGGAGACTTATGCTGGTGGTTCTATATTTAAACAAGCCACAGGAAGAAATGGTCGTGTAGGTGGAGAAACTGGTATTTATATTAAAGCATTTGATAAGTCTTATAAAGAGACTATAAGATACTATATTAAACTACATAAATTCTTTGATGAAGAATTTAAAATGTTTAAAGAAATAAATATATCAAAACATCTGGAAGGAGAGGATAAAAAATGACGACAGAATATATAAGATTTGTAACAATAACAACTTGGGATGCTCTTATGAAGGCAGGTATATTCTTAATGATATTAAATTATGGTATACTTTTTAACTGGTACAAATATAAAAATAAAAAAAGAAATAATAAAAAAGGACAGTTAAAACCAAGAAAATGGTATTTGTTTTTAATAGTGTATTCTGTACTTGCTCTTATGTATATGTATACAAATTGGAGGTAAGTATATGATACATCATGAAAAGTATTTAGTTTTAGAAGATGTGGTGTATTCAACTACCCACATCTTACTTGAGCTTATGGCTAAAGTATATTTGAAATACTATGAAAGTCCCGAAGTTTTAGAAAGTTGTGATGATAAAACTGTAGAGAACTTTGCAACTATATCACATATACTAAGTGTAGTATATAAAGATGAAAGACCTTATAATAAAGAGTCTTTATTTAATATCGCTATGTCAAGACCTGTTGATGATTACATAGGAGTGTCTGACGAGCTCTTAGACTGGCTTTTAGAACAATTTACATCTTTAGATGATATAATAGTCAAGTCATCACCCATAATGGCTTTAGTGGGTGCACCAGAGATTATATGCGTGTATCAGCCTAAAAACAAACTTGAGAATTTAGCAATAAGAAAGTTAGGACTTACAAAATATTTAGATAAGTCAAACCTTATAGATGATATAGAATTCTTTAGTGAGCTTGAAAAATTAAAAGCTGAGCCTAAAGATGATAGACCGTCTATATTAACAGCTAATCAAATTGTACTTGATAAATACGGACAAGATTTTCCAATTCTAGCACCTGTCAATTTCCCTTGGTTTCCTAAGGATGCTATAGGTGTTGTAGAAGTTTGGAGTTTTGATAAATTTAAAAAGAAAGAAGAAAAGGAGAAAGAAGATGGAAGTAAAATTGAATGACAAATCAGTTGTAGACACAAGACATGAAATAAAGGAAGTATTACTTGAATCAAACCACGCTGAAGTAAAACCTGAGGTAATATCTCATATACTTCATGATATGGCAAAAGTTTTAGAAAAATCATATGGTCCTACTGGAGCTTCAACTCTTATGATTACAGGAGAAAAAGAAAATGCTTATGGAACTATGACAAAGGACGGATTTACTCTACTTTCTAAAACTAAGTATTTTCACCCATTACCTGTAGCTTTAAAGAAGTTACTTTTAAATTCTATGCTAGGAGTATTAAAAACTGCAAGTGATGGTACTACAACTACTACACTTCTTATAGATAAATTATATACTTCAATGTATACAAACTTTAAAGGAATGGGAGTACCAGCACAAGTTTATCAAAATATGGCAAAGGGTGTAGTTAAAGATATAATAGAAGAAATAGATAAGATTGCAATGTATGGTAAAGCAAACATCGAAGATTTATTTGGTATTATAGATACTACTACAAATAATGATGAGGAGCTTGCTAATACTTTAAGAGAAGCTGTAAATGAAGTAACTGATGGTGGAAGATATCTAAATGATATATCTTTAACTTTCAAACAAGATGGAACTGTACAAGGTTCTAAATATGAAGTAAAAGAAGGATATACTATTCCAGCATCTCCTATAGGTTTCCCAAGAGCAGTTTTAAGAAGAAAGGTTATTCCTATTATAGTTAATAACAATATCGGAACTGGAGAAACTATAAGAGCTCTTATGACTTTATATACGGCTTTAGGTAGAAGCTATGCTGAAACTATTAAGCAAGGAGTAAATATAAATCAACTACCACCAGTAATGCTTATTACTTATAATCTACAATATAAAGAAGTTTTAGAAAGAGAAATGGTGCTATTTGCAAATCAGTTAAAAGAAGAATTTGACTTAAATTATGTACCAGTATATATCTTAGAATATAACTATGACGGTACATTACTTTCATTAAATGAACATAAAGACTTTGAATATTTAATAGGACAAACTCAAGCTTATGAACTTGATAAGAAAGTAAAAGATATATTCCCAGATGATACTAACCTTTCTGATGAAAGAAAAGAAGAAAGTGTTGTTAAATATGTCTTTGATAGATTTATATCTGGTAAAATGCAAACTGTAGATGCTATTATATCTAAATCTTCTACAACTTTATATAACTTCAATGAAGATAGAAAAAATGAACTTGAAATATCTTTAAAAGAAGAAATAGAAGATAATGCTTCAGATAAAGAGAAAGTTGAACTTTTACAAAGAAGACTTAGAAGAGTTACTGGTAAATATGCTGAGATAATTGTAGGTGGAGAAAATAGCTGGGATATAGGAAGAAAAGCTGATGCTATAGAAGATAGTTTAGGAGCTATAAGAGCTGCTATTTCATCAGGAGTTTGTGGTGGAATGTCTACTCTTATTATGAAAGTATATAATAGAGTTATGAATAGATATAGAGGTAGAGCTCATCAATTTGCAATACTTTATGATATATATAATGCTTACTGTGAATTATTTGACATACTTCTTACAAATGCTGGAGTTGAACCTAGAGAATATGTAGATGATGAAAAAGGTCGTATCAAAATAAAAGGATTTATAGATAAAGTGTATTATTCTCAATATTTTGATATAGATAGTTTACTTGAAGAATTCGACTCAAGAAAATCTATGAGATTCTCATTCGATATACACTCTATATTAAATACTCTTGCAAAAGGTCATAAAGTAGAATCTAAAGACCATATCGCTTTCCATGTTTTAAATAGTATAGATGGTGAAAAGAGAATACTCGAAGCATCAGTTCAAGCTGTACTTTCTTTAATTTCTATGAACCAAATAACTATGCCTGACCAATATGACGTTGCAGCATATAATACAAATACATTATAAAATTAATACTGGGCGTAATGCCCAGTATTCTTATTCTTTAATTTCGATATACTTATGTAATACTTCAATAAGAATTGATACATTATTATCATCAGCCGCTTTATTATAAGTGAGAGTTAGTTTCTTAGTAGTTTTATTAAAATCAAAATCCCAAGTAGATTTATTAGACTTCATAGTATAAACCATAAATGTTGCTATATCACTTAAAACTTGTGCTTCTTCATCATTATCATCAAGCTGTATTATAAAACTATTTGCTCCACTTGCTAAGTTTCTTTTAAATAAACTTCTTTTCTTATAAAGATATTTCTTAGTCTTACCATTTACTTCAAGCTCGGCTTGTCTTGCTACTATTAAACTATCTACTCTGTCTGATAGCTTTTTAATAGCTTCGGCTGATACAACTTTATCAGTTCCACCTTGAGATATAATAGCAGTTATATCCTTTTTATTAATAGCATTATCTTGAATATACTTAAGTGCTTTACCCGATACAACATCAGTATCATCTATAGTAAGTTTACCAGTAATTGGATTTTCAGTACCGTCAGCGATAGATGCAAAATCAAGTGATGATACTCTATAGACATGAAGTCCACTTGTAGCTGTTGGAACTTCTATACTATACGGATATGTAGCAGGAGCAGCATTAGTTGCAAAATACATAGATACAGCACCAGCTGATGTAGCTGACGGCATATTACATATTAAGAACTTATCTCCCGATTTTATATCACTCATAGCTTTAAGTTCATCTTCATCATTAAGAAGAATAGGAACTCTACTCCAATTAATAACCCTTTCATTTGCACTATCTTGAAACTTCTTATAAACATCAAGAGCTATTGGAAGCTCAATAAATTCAGTTCCATTCCAATAATGTAGTGCTTTACCTGTATCATTTAAGAAAGGTACACCAGTACAAATATTTGCATATCTTGTAACTTCATTTTTAACCTTAGGATTATTAGATAAGTTTATCTTAATTTCAACTGAAGTTGCGTCTCTTACTTGAGAGATATATCTCCAATGAAGTCTACCTTTAGTATCTGTGATGCTAAATCTATTAACTCTTAAAATCTTCTTTTCGTCAAAACCGTATATAGCAGTTACTTCGAGTTTCATTTGGTCTATATTATCAAATGAGTATATATCATCAGCATCTGATATAAACGGTCTTAGAAGCCTTGTGTCTTTATTAGGCATTATAAAAACCTCCTTTTTATATATTAAAACCTAAAAAAATGTTTGAAAATGGTATATTGGTGGGCGTTATGCCCACCAATTAATATGTGCATCACCCAAGCCTATTATCTTTCGTATTGCTTTCCATATAGCTTTTCTATAGCTATAACTCTACATACTTTACCATTATGGTCTTTCACATAGAAATCGTTAAATTCTATATCTTTTGTAACTTTAGATATATCAAATATATCAAGCCAGCATTTAACCTTTGAAGCCATAAGTCTTCCTTTAGCATCTCTAAAGTCAGTTCTTTTAAGTAGAACTTGAGATGTATCAGGACAAGACACTTTTACTCTATATGCAAGCGGTTCATCACATATAGAACCCATAGCAATTATAGTAGCTCCAGTTCTATAATCTACAAGTCTTGAATATATAGTTTGTCCTTTCTTATTATAGATAATCTCTCTGTACCATCTTTTTATTTCTTTATAGTTTCCTGTAAAGTTTTCTACATAGTGCTCAAATCTATCTCTTTCTTTGATATAGTCTACATTCATTATCACTCAACTCCTTTTAATTAAACCTTTTCCATAAAGACTCATTGTATACATTAGTTGTATCTTTGTGAAGAAAATCTCTTATGGTTTTTCTAACTTCACTTTCAGATACACCGTCATATATTTGTATACATACCTTCTTGACTATTTCTTCGTTTTGGAAAAATGTATTTAATTCTACCCATATATCTTTACCTAATTTATCTTCCCAATATTCAAAGTGCCAATCGGGAACTCTATAATCTTCACTAGGAAAATGTGCATACCTTTTTATATTGTATTTAGCTACACTATTAACTACATTATCCGGATTATATCTCTTACCATAATCTACACTACGAGATAATATATTATATATGTCAGGTTCATCTCTATCAGCCGATGCTACTATTTCAGCTTCTATAGAGAAGTAATTATCTTTAAAATGAGATGAATGCTGAAGTATTGCATTTGCTATTATAAGTTTTTCACTATCTGTAAGCTCTATATCCTTTGTAAACTCTCCCTTTCTAAATAGATTGAAAGATATTACATTATGGTCTTCTCTTTGTATACAAGAACCAGCATCATGGAAATTAGCAGCAAGTATTACACATTTTAAATCAGCTTCTATATTCTTTTTATCTTTAAGCCACATATACATATCAAGGGCTCTTTTCTTTACAAGTTCTATATGGTCTCCCATATGAGCAGCATCTGCTCTTGTGTAAAAATCCATAGTATTCATATGAGCTTTGTGTTCATATTCTTCATTAGTTACCATAGGATTAACACCTCCTTTTTCTTAAAAAATTGTTTGTAAAACGCACAACATCAGTTTGATATGAATTATTTTCATATAGAATCCTATTAAATAGTGCGTGTCGCATAAAATGAGAAAATAAAAAGTGACAAATAAGTTCTGATACTTTCCCTGTCACTTCAAATACTTTCTCGCTATTGTATAACTATACTTTATATATTAAATGACAGCTGGGGGTAACCCCAGCAAACTCATTATTTAAAAATTAATAACACGAATGTAGATAGAGTAGTCATTACTATATCACTCGAATTTATAATAAAATTTGTTAATGTTGTGCGTGTCGCGTAATTAATCGAAATGTAAAATATACCTTTTACGTTGATGCATATAACTGCAAAACGGACGGAATATCGCTGGGGTAATACCCAGCCTTATTCTCACCCTAAAATTCATATAACACATATATGATACTAAAGCATGTGTGGCTCCATGCAATATTGGTTGCAAACAATATTGGGTCGGTCGACGGACCTCCAAGGTTCCAATCCTTGTAGTATCTATAATATTCGGGCTGGGTCGTACCCAGCCATACGCTTTGTCTAAAAATTAGATAACATCTAAGTACGAAGAGTGTAGGTTGTGGTACGAAACATGAGCGGTTGTGCATGTGCTACTATGTATCGTCCTAAAGCTTTGGGAGACGGTATGTGGTAGGCTTTACTCTATCCTAGGTTGCAGAGGAAACAAGGTTCGACTCCTTGCTACTACGATACTACGCCACCGGTGAAAGATACAGTGCTGGGGTTATTCCCCAGCTGTATCGTTTGCTTCAATTTCTTTTATTTTGCTAATAAACTCTTTAGGTCTTGAGAATACATCTTCTGGCGGTACATGTGTTAGATATGTCCTAAAAGGTCTCATAAGTATATTATTAAGATTAGTAGAATTAAGTGGAAGTCTCATCTCATCTAATGATAAAAACATGTAAGGATTATAACTTAACTGACATCTTTCCTTTTCCATATGTAGCATCATGAAAGGAGATGAATAACTTTCAGAAAGTCCATTTGTTACATAATTCCTTAATACCTTTTTGAAAGCATCTACAAATTCAGGTTCTGCTGTCTTTTCATCAATAAGCTCGAATAAGAATTTATTATCCTCACTCATTCTTCTTATCCAAGTATTTAAAGCTATAATAACTGTAACTTCTTCTAATTCTTCTATAAAGTAAAAGTAAGTGCCATCTAAGTTTAAAGCCTTATGACTATCCATAAAATCTATAAGCCAAGATGTAGGGTACTTCTTATAAAATACCATAAAGTCTTCATAGAAGCCTTTAAATAGTCCCATATGAGTTGCACATTCCATATCAGCAACTGTTTTATTCCATAAAGCATCATATGACTTTTCTCTTCTTTCTTTCATGAAGAAAGCGAAATCATACCAGCTATTTACTTTCATAAATTCAAAGTATCTCTTTTCATTCTCAAAAGATAAAGAGTCGGCATTTGCCGACCCAACTTTACCTTTCTTGAATGAATGAAATAACTTAGTCATATACAAGAATTGAGCAAAGTCCATTATGAAAGCCTTGTCACTACCTTCATATTTTCCTAAGTCTACTGTATCCTTTTTCTTGTTAGCTTTTAAAAATTCAATGAAGTCTCCAAAGAATTTTTGTTTTAAAGTTAGTTTCATTTCATTCCTCCTATATAAGTATTATTTCTTGGTAGTAAACACAAGCTTCAAGAATTTTCCTGATGTGCGTACTAAATCTGTAGGTTTAGGTATAAAGATATCTTTTGATATATTAATCTTTATACCAGTTAAGTTTACAGTTTCACCTAAAAGATTTATAGGCTCTGTATGCTTTCTCAGAGTTGCTTTAACTACATCTTTTATATCTTTCTTGAAGAACTCTACTTTACCACCACTCTTGGTTATAGCTTCATAGAAGTTTCCATCTTTTCCAGCTATATCATACTCCGTACCATCAATTACTATTCTTGATAGGAAACGAAGTAAAAGCCAAGTTTTAGTACCAGCTATTCTATTTAAGAAAAAGCCGATAATAGCTTTAGGTAAATCCATTACTCTTAGATTTTTTATTTTACCTAAGAATGCAAATATGTTTACATATGATAATAGTTTCTTAAACATTCTATCACCCCCTTAAGCATCTATGATATTTGTGACAAGTCTTTTACCATCAGTATTACGAGGACATACTATATGTAGTTCCTGTATTACTGGTGCTAAAAGTGAATTGATTAGAACCAGTGAATTATCTGTATTCACAAGGTCCAATATGAAATCAGGGACAACCTCAGATACTATAGGATACGCTATTTTAGATATATCATTTTCTGTCCAGTATGGTATATCTTCGGCAGATATCTTAAGCTTTCTTTGTTTCTTAAGCTCAAGTGCCTTAGCTCTTACATCTTTCCAATCATCTGCTGATTTAATATATGACAAATCGAAGTTTTGATGTACAAACGAAATGAACTCGTACTTCTTCGATTTGGGATTATCTAGTATTTCTACTAGGTGTCTTTTTATCATAATGGTGTTTTTCTCATCAAGCCAAGCCTTTATTTTTGTATATACTTCGGGGTGTTTCTCTTTAAACTTATCAGTTATACTAATAGGAATAGCATAAAAAGATGCTGGTGTTTCTATTATATCTTTTTCTTCTGTAGCAAGAGCATTCCATAACGTAACCGCTTTATATCTATAATCTGATATATCAGTTTCGTCAAGCTTTGTCTTTAATTTCAGTGCTACGCAATAATCAAGAAGTCTATTATCTTTATGAGCATCAAGTATATTATTTGTAATTCTTCTTGTATCAGCTATTATATCTCCTATAGCTAACTTCTCAGACTTTAATACCTTAGATACTATACCTTCCACATTATCTCCTATATTCGAATTAACCGAAGACTTCTTAAATACAAGTCCTTTTACATCAAGCTTAGGTTTAGGATAAGGTTTACCTTCTTTTAATGATATAAGTCCAATATAGTTCTTCTTTCTTGAAGTTATAAGAAGTTTTAAATATAAAAATTCATTCTTAAGTTTTAGACAGTTATTCTTTTCAGGTAATATATTTACATGTCTTTTATATCTTGCAAGAGCGGTATCTATTACTTGTGTCATAATAATAGCACACATATTAGATATAGTATAGAAAGTATTATCATCATCTGAAGATGGAATATTATCTACAGTTTCTTTTAATATATCATATAACATAAAGTATTCATTTTCATAAGATAAGAAGTTACTATCAGTATCTATAACTGGTATCATTTGCCTATCTATTGATTGTATAACTTCTTGCGAATTTGAAGCTATAACTTCTCTTTCAGCTATATAATCAGATGAGTATACATACATAGCAGTTAATACTTGGTCTGATATTCTTCTTAAGTTATCTATATAAATATTTGCTTCTTCAAAAGGTACTTCATTTGGGTCTAAGAAAGGTATATTTTTTGATATACTATCTTTCATGAACTTTGTGATATTTTCTTTAAATATATTAAGCTCAGTTACTCTTTTAAAGTTATTCTTAAAGAATATCTTACATCTTTCGTGAGTTGTATATTTCTTAAGTATAGCTTCAATAAGCGGTCTATCGTAATGGTCCATTAGATGAAACTCATCAAGTATTCCTAAGGTTTCTGATTTACCATACATGTGCTTATTATATACTTCAGTCATATCAAGAAGTATATCTTTATCTATTTCGGATTTAGCCGCATTTTCGAAGTAAGTTAGAAGTGCTTCAGTCTTTTGTGGTATTCTCTTACCAAAAGCTCCCTCTATTGAAAGAGCTGATACTGATATAGAACTTCTACCACGAGTTGTAATACTATCTCCCAAATCTCTATTATAAAATCTTGAATACGGATTTGTAAGTACACCATAATATGTATTCATAAGTATCTTTATATTCTTTTGTAAATTATCATATATCGCTCCAACTATTGGGTCATTACCTTCTGTAAGCCAATAGTTACCAAGCTTTTTGACTGTCTTTCTTCTTTTAAATAGATATATTTCAGACTCAACTGTAGGTGCAAATACTTCTCTTGAGTTACGAAAGATTACTCCATTTTCAACAAGTATCTTCTCATCTTTATAAGTTTCATTTATAAAATCTAGTGCTCCTATAACTCTTGTCTTACCTTGTACTGAGTTTTTATATTCTATCGTAGTTTGCTTATAAGCTTTCTCGAATATGACACCTAAATCTTCTTTATATTTAGTATCTATCTTAGTTTTAGATAGCATATGATTTATCCAATTCTCTTTAAAAGTATCTTTATTTTCAAAGAAATGTGCTATCTCACTTGTATAAGTTTTCTCTTTAATTTGCATTTTATCACTCCTTTCTTTTCAAAAAGCTGTTTTTAAAAACAAGTTTTTAAGATATTATAAATAAATTAGGAGGTTTAAAATGGCACAAAATAATGCTCTTGCTGTAGCAACTCTTGTTATGGCTGATGAGAGAACGACGGGTCAAGTATTCCCTACAGATAAACTAGAAACTCTATGTAATCTATATAAAGTACCATTTAATATAGTAAATCAAATATTAGAGGAAGCAAAAGAAGGAGTTAAAACAGCAGTTGATTTTGGAACTGATGCAACTATAGCTATAGCTATCGCAAAGGCTAAAGATATAGATGATGATGATTTAAAAGAAGCAACTGAAGCTTATGCTTTATATGTAAATGCTATTAATAAGCTTAAAGATAAGTATAATGATGAGATTGCAGAGTTTAGAGTTAATATGCAGGAAACTATTAACAAGCTTAGAAATCCAGATGTATAAGATGAGGTGGGGTTTCCCACCTTGTTTTTTTTTTCAATTATATATAATAAACATAGAAGACAAGAGTAAACTCGAATTGGTTGAGAGCTCAATGTCAAAACTTATTTAAAGACTGGGAGGTCGAATTATGAAAAAGAATAGAAAAAATTATGAAATGATGGCGAATGGTTGGTTAGAAACTTTAAAGGATTATGAACCTTGGAGATATAGTGTGATGGAATATAAAACTTATGATAGTTGCTGGGAAAACCAATTAAAGTTATCTATAGCGTTTATTAATAGACATTATTCTGACTTAGAAGACTTCTTAACATCAAGAGAAGTTAATGCTAGAGCTGCTGAAATCTGGAAAAAAGAAATACCATATAGAGTAAAAAGAGTTAGTATGGCTTACTGGGAATCAGGGGTAACTAAATATAACATCGTAAGAAGTATTGAGTCATTCACAAAGATATTCCAAGAAATATCTAGGTTCTTCTCTTGGAATGGTAATGAAAATAATGATGTTAAGGTTACTATAGGCAATACACTAGAAGAATGTATAGGACATCTTAATGAGTATTTCCAAACTATAAGAGTTATACACTACTCAGGACCAGAAAGAGTTATTCCATTTATAATAGCTCTTAGTAAGATTGTAAAGGATTTATATTTACAAGGCTTGCCATCTTTAGGAAGAAGAATATTAACTAGAGAAGAATACAAAAGGATAGCTTCAGTTATTGAAAATATTAAAAGCTATCCTGAATATCATACTAAGGAAGATAAAGATTATATAAAACGTCTTCCATTTGATTTAACTGATTTACCATCTAAGCTATTTGATATGGAGCTATCAGATACTGGACTAGACACTATGTACATAAATCTTACTAATAAAACATCTAATATTGATAAATATATAGATGAATTAGAAAAGATGGAAGAAAGATGGAGAAGTGAATACAACGAAAATCACCCATACACTCCGTCTAGTTCTAACGCACACGCGTACCAACTAGAATCATCTTATGATTTATTCTCAGATGATTAAAAATAATGGTGGGGTTTATCCTCACCCTCTTATTTTTTTTCTATGTTCCTCGAAATAGCTTGTTTTGGATATATATTATAAATGTGACAAACGATTTAATATTATAATGTAAAAGGAAGTGAAAGTTATGACAATAAGAGAAATGAGAGATTTAGGATTTGAAGTGAAAATTCCTACAAAGCAAGACGCTATTCAATTCATTCATATGGTTATAAGTACACCAGTTATAACTGGTAATTGTAAAACCTATAAAGAATTTTGTGATTATGTTAAGCATGATTTTGTAGGAGAAACTATAGACTTTGCACAGCAATTTAGTATGCAACTTTTATACAATATGGTACATGGTGTACTTGAAGAACTAGATGTTCGTGTATTAAATGATTATCAAAATATGATACATTATTGGAAGAAGTATGATATTCATTTTGATAAGATACCTAATAAGCTTATTATTATAAGTGATAAGAAATATAGATTTAATGATATTACAAATAAATTTGAAGAAGTGAAAGGAGAAGATGTAAAATGACAAAAATGCCAAGAGAAAAGGATGTAATGAAAGGATTTAATATGCTTATGAAAATTGATACAGCAAGACCTTATTCTGAGGTAGCTAAAGAATGGAATAAGTATGTGAAATTTACAAGAAAGTATGATTCGGTTGAATATTTTGATATAGTAGAGAAGTTTCTTAAAAATGATGAGGAATTAGAAAGAGATGTAAATCACAAGTTGGAAATGATAGAAACTACACTAATTGTAGGACAGTATGTAAGGGAGGCATAAAATGATAGTAAGAAAAGAAGGAGTAATCAAAAAGCTTTGGAGTGAAATACAGGATAAAGGTTTACCACTTATTGCAAATGTAAGTCCAAAACTATTTATAGACGATTTCTGGGACATGGATAAACTAAATACTCCAGTAGTTTGTACAATAGACAAAGAACCAATAGCAAGAATGCCACTTGCTAAAGCTATACTTAATATGCTTATATTTACAGAACTTCAAAGATTTGAAATACTTAAAGGACAGTATGATAATTTTGAAGATTACATATTTACAGAATCTGGTAATATCAAATCTCAAGATAAGTATATAGATGATATAAAAGAAGAATGCTTTAATAGAATGGGAATGAAGTTCTTTGAAGTTACTGAAGTTGTCGGAAAACTTCGTGAAGCTTTTGTTCAGTTTGCTTGGGTAATTGATAGTAAGAAGATGATGGATATATCATATCTCGATATATTTGAGCTTTGCGATGCTGATGAAACCTTAAGAGATTGGATTCTAAATGGTCCTATAAAGCGTGATGATATGTCTTTATGGGAAGTTGAAGAACTTAAAAAGCACACTTTAGAATATATAGAAAAAGTAGTTGCTGAAAAGAATATTCAACCTTTAAGAAGTTTACTTGAAGCTGGAACTGGAGTAAGACTTGCACAGTTTATAGATTGTCTATTTATGATAGGTACTCGTCCTGACCAAGATGAAGTAATACCTAATATAGAACCTGAGTCTTGGCTTCGTGGACTTCAATCTGAAAAGAGTTTCTATTATGAGTCATATATATCAAGATGTGCAACTATCATAACAAAACTTGATATTCGTGACCCGGGTGCTTTCCAAAAGTATATCTCATATCTTAATAACTCAAACTATCTAAACAAGAACCCTGAGTATATGTGTGATAGTGTACACTTCGTAGAATATGAGATAAAAGACCAGCATGACCTTGATATGTTAAATGACAGATATATGATTACAAATGATAATCCGAAAGATGTAACTGTTATTACAAAGGATATGGCACATCTTATAGGGAAGAAGATTAAGCTTCGTTCACCTTCTACTTGTAATTCTAAAGAAGGTATTTGTAGATATTGTGCTGGAGAGCATATATACTTCGATAATGTCTACGGACCTATGGGAGCTAATGCAAACTTAGGAGTTAAATTCACAAAAGAGTATATTGGGGAGAAAGGACAAAACTTCTTATCATCTAAGCATAATATGATTACTATTATAAGAAATATCAAATTCTACCACGATAAGTTTATAGTTATTGATGTTAAGTATGTTGATATAATACAAGTTAATGGTAAGATTATAATAGATGAAAAGTATAGAATTGAAGACCCAGCAAAAGATATGACAAGAACTTTGTATTCAGGATTTAAAGTAGAAACTGATGGTGGTATTTATGAAGTAACTTCAGATGGAATGTTAGAACTTCGTGAAGATGGTAAACTACATGTAATCTATAAGAATATGAGAAAGTCTAAATCTTATATAGATATAAAAGCTATACTTAAAAGACCATTTGATTATAAAGACCCAATAAAAGAACTTAATAGGGTTTTAGAATCTCCTTATATAGTAGGAGAAACTGTTTGTAGAAATCTTATCTGTAAGCATGTTGATGATGGTACAAAAGATGGTTATGATGAAAAGATGGATTTCTCAAAGCCTTTAAAAGCTAATGAAAGCTTAAAGTTTATGAGTTACATAAATGGTATTAAGAAATCTCCGGGACTTGTAAATAAGTTATGCTTTGGGTATTTCAATGAAATACTTGTAGACCCTGATAATTATGTAGAAGCTCCACCTATGAATTATGACGCTTTATATGCTGATAGAAGCAATCACGAAGCTTATATTGAAGAATACAAAGATAAGTATAAAGAAGAGCTTGAAAAGGAAATGAAAGAGATTCTTGAGCATAGAAAGAATAATAAATAGACTTATATATTATATTAGTAATAATAAATAATAAAGGAGGAATTTAAAATGGACGGAAAAATAAAAAGTATTTTTGAAATTGCTAGAGGAATGACAGATAAGGAACTTTCAGAAAAATATGGTATATCTGAAGATGAAGTAAATGCTATAAAATGTATGAACCCTACAATATTTGAAAAAGAGGCAGTATTCGAAAAAGGTAGGTTTGCTGATGAAACTGTTGTAAAAGCCATAGGAGATAAAACTCCTGTGGTAACTGAAAGTCTTAAGATTGTAGTTCCAACTAAAGAATTTTACGAGGACTTACAGTATCTTGTAGATGATTTTGCAAAACTTAAATCCACATTAACTTATAAGGAGAATATTACACCTGAAACAGTTGCTATCATTATGGACAATTATGAGGAAAAACTTCAAAGATTTCAAAAACGCTATGGTAATGTAGAAAAATAATAAAAAATAGGAGGAATAAAAATGGCTAAAGAAAAAGAAGTTAAAGTTGAAGTAAAGGAATTATCTGGAAGAGAAGTAAATTCAAAAGTAGGACTTACAATGTTTGTAAAGGCTGCTCTTGATAAAATCATATCAAAAGGAGACAAGAAAGAAGATGTACTTAAGTATGAACCACAAGCTGTAATGGATATGCTTAATGATATTCATGAAAAACCACTTGTATATACAATGGTAGAGTTCGTATCAAGTGTTCTTAAAGATAAGGTTAAAGAAAAAGTCTTATCTAAAAGAAGAGGAGATAAGCTTGTTGATATGATTGAAAAGTTGAAAGCTGGACTTCAAGGATATGAAGTTAAAGAACCAAGAGTTGCAACTCATTTTGGTAAAATAGATTACTACTTGAACCAACTTGAAGGAATGGGAACTATAGTAAAACTTATGTCTGAAGCAGCAAAAGATTTACAATCAGCTGAGGATATAACAAAACTTGATGACAAGGAAAAAGAAGAGTTAAAGAAGAAGTTAAAAGATATGATTTCTTATGCGAGAATTATTGCATCTTTATTCAAAGAAAATAAAGAAATAGTAAAATCGTATGAAGCTGATGCAAAAGAACTTCTTACTATTATTGACCCTAAGTCAAAGGAAGAAGATAAGGAAGATAAATAAAAAGTGGGGAGAAATCCCCACTATCACTTTAAAAAGGAGGTGTAGTTATGGGACTACTTAGTTTACTTGCAACTGCTGTATTTTTAGATGATATAACAAAAGACCCAGCTGAAGTTGAAAGACAGAAAAGAATACAAGCAGCAAGAGAAAGAGATGAAGATAAGCTTAGAAGAAAAATAAGAATTCTTAAAGAAGAATTCGGTGAAGATGCTATAAAGAAAATAAAATTTTAATATTAATAGGAGGAATAGAAATGATTGTGAAACATAAGAAAGTTAAAACTACGGTAACTGATGATGAATTATTATCGTATTTTCAATATAAAATAATCGAAGTTGATAAGAAATTAGATATGCTTAAATTATATATGGATGAAGAAAAATTTAATAGAATATTAGATATAGTATCTCTGCATACTGAACTGATTGAATTAAGTTTAAGTGAGCTAGAAGTAAAATATGAAATATCAGATATCACAGATAAAATTATAACTTTACACTATATAAAAATGAATTTTGAAAGAATAGTAAAAGGTTTAAAAAATAGAAAAGAAAATTAGGAGGAATAAAGATGAGTTATACAATAAATGAATTAGATATGATACAAGATTTTATGATAAGACATAGTGATGAAATAGGAAATAATATGAAAAGTGAGTTTGAGACTCTTCGTCGTCATATGACAAGAGATTTGATGTTTACAAAATATATAAGTTCTAATTTACCTAGAATATTCAATAGTAGCAAAGCAGAATATAAAGTTAGAACTTATAATGGTGAAATAAGTATAGAAAATCCTATAATTGCTATTTTAACAGCCGGTGAAAATATCAAAGTAGGAAATATAGATTTTAAAGTAGTAAAGGAACCTAGAGCTATCCTTTTGAATGGTAATGGACTTGAAGAAATAGAGTGTCTTCGTGCTGGTGAAGATATAGTATTCGAAGATATGATATCTAATCCATTCTTTAAAGAAATAGCTGAAACTTATAAGAAATATACAGATTGGAAAAATGGTAAGAAAACTGATAGTTCAGATGAAATTGTATCTACAAGACCAGCTGTAGAAAATGAAGTTATAGACAGTAGTAAAGTAGCTGAAGCAAAAGCTGAGCTTAAAACTTCTGATGTAAATGAAGCATTTAAAGAAATCTTCGGTGAAAAAGATGAGAATGGAAATTACGCTGAGTTTAATAAATATGAAGAAGATTTAAAGAAAGCTCATAATCTTCTTGGAACTCCAAGTACTGAAGATATTGTGGAAAAGCAAGTAGAAGAAGCTAAAGAAAAAGAAGAAAATAAAACTTCTCTATTTGGAGGAAAACCATTCACATTTGGAAATGAAAATAAGGATGATACAAAACCTGTGCTTAAGAAAGCGACAAAAGGAGTTAAGCCTAAATTCGCAGGATTTACAGGAACTGAATATATGGCAGAAGATGGTAAAGTAGATGAAAATGGAATACCACTTAAATTTGCAAATAACACATTTGCTGAAGAAAAGTTTGGAGAACCAAATAAAGATGGTAAAACCTCAACTAATATAGCAGAGCTTGTGAGTCCAGAAACTTTAAAGATATTCACACAAGGAACACACGATGCTACAGAAGAAGAACTAAAGGCTATAAATAGTACAGAAGAAGCTAAACCTACAATATTTGGTAAACCTAGAATAGAAGGAGAATATGAAGCTCCAGTTTCATCTAAAGTTGTAATACCTAATTTAGCACATATATACTTTGTAGATGAAGAGGATATGCTTTCTGGAGTTGCAAGAGATAGAGAAACTGAAGAATACATTAGAGCTCATTTTGATGAGTTAAAGAAAGAAGGAAACTACATAGTTATAGAAAATGGTTCAATGAGAAAACTAGACGGAAGTGCTGATTTCTCTTTAGATGAAAGAGAATATCTTGTCGAACAATTCAGAAATATCATAACTGACCCTAATGTAGAAAATCTAGGTATACCTAAAGATGTAATAGAAGTTATGGAAATGGAAGTAGAAGATTGGGACAATAATCAAAATATAGACAATATAGATTAAAGGAGATAAAATGAGAAATAAGAAATTTGTATTACATAAAGCATTACTAGATGCTTTATACACACTAATTATAAAAAGAAATAGATTAGAAAAGAATTTGGAAGAACTAGGCATAAATATTGATATAAATAAATGCAAAGCATTTTACAAAGAGTATAGAAATGATTATAAAAGTTTAGAAGACGCATTTGCAGCTCTTCCTGAAGTAGATAAAACTTATAGAGAAGGAGTTAAGAAAAGAAGCATTAAAGGCTCTAAAGAGGATAAGAAACACGGAGTATTTCAAATCTATTATTGTGATTATGCTATAATAGAAGAAGGGATAATATCAATTTGTGAGGAGCTTGAAGTTCCTTATAATAAAGTAAAAGAGGAGCTTTATAGAATTGGACAGATGTATCATACTATGACTGCTCACGATTTAGCAAATCCTCATAAAGCTATAATTGCTATACACCCTTTTATGAAAGATGTATATGGAAAGCAATGGTTCAAAAGAGCTTTCTCAAGAAATGCTAGAAATATACTAGAAGCTGTTATCAAGAATAATCTTGATAATATTCTAAAGGAAGAATATATTTTACATAAGACAATATGGTAATGGTGGAAAAATCCCACCATTTCTTATAACACACGAAATGATAAAGAATTAGGAGGACTAACAATGCATCGTGTGAAAAAATTAGCAATTAATGCTAGAAAAATAGATAGAAAAAATATAGTAAGTGAAGAAGAAAAGGCACTGAACTACGTATCAAATATTATGCGTAGAGATATATGTGATGAGATGAAAGACAGTTATTTAGCTTATGCTGTGTCTGTAATCACATCAAGAGCAATACCACATTTAAAAGATGGACTTAAACCTTCACAAAGAAGAATATTATATGTATTAAGAGATGTCACATATAATATGAAATCTGCAAGAATTGTAGGGGAAGTATTGGGTAAATATCACCCACATGGAGACCAAGCTGTATATGGTACTATGGTAAGACTATGTCAACCGTTTAAGATGTACGTTACTTATGGTATAGGTCAAGGGAACTTCGGAAGTCTCGATGCTTCGGATAGCCCAGCGAGTGCTAGATACACAGAGGCGAAAGTTAATCCTGAGGCTCTTGATATATTCTTTAAAAATAATCAACTAGGTGTAGTCTATGAGAAGAACTACGATAATACTCTTGATATAGCCGAACACTTAGTTCCACTTATACCTATGTCACTTGTAAATGGAACTGTAGGTACAGCTGTAGGATTCGCAACAGATTTCCCAACACACAACCCAAAGGAAGTGGTTGATTTATATACAGCATATATAACTGGAAAATTGACTAATAAGAATATAAGAAAGTATTTAAAAGCCCCTGACCCAGTTATGCCTTGTTATATAATAGATGATGCTGGTATTGATAGAGGTTATCAAACTGGTAGAGGAAGTTATTATGCTATGCTACCTTATGAAATAGAAGATGAGGGTAGAGGAAGAAAAAGAATTGTATTTACATCAGTTCTTCCCGATAAAGCGAAAGACGGTATGATAAATGAGCTTGTACTCAAATGTCGTGACCAAAAGAACCCATTATCACAAATGATTGCTGATATAAGAGATGAGTCATCTAAAGAAGGAGTAAGAATTTGTGTTATTACTAAAAGGGATGCAGATGTAAATGTTACTTTAGAAGCATTAATCACCGCCAGATTTTGCTATGCTAAATTCAATATTTCTAATATCCTGATAGTAAATGGAGTTCCTAGAAGAATAGGTATAATAGATATGCTTACAGAGTTTCACAAAATGAATACAGAAACTTCTGTAAGGCATTTGTCTACTCTTAAAGAGAATAAAGAGAAAAGACTTCATATATTAGATGGTATAGAACTTGTAGTAGAAAACTACGATACTGTAATTGATATTATAAGAAAGTCTAAAGGTAGAGAAGAAGCTAAGATTACACTTCAAAAGAAATACAAAGGTTTAACTGATATTCAAGTAACCGCCATACTTGATACTAAGTTAAACTCTCTTGTAAATAAAGGAGATGCAATTAAAACTGAAAGAAAAATTATTAAAGAAGAAGTAAAAGAGATTAACAAAAATCTCAAAGATATTGATGGTTATATTCTAAATCTTTTAGATGATTTAAAGAAAACTTTAAAACCATATTCTAAAAGAAGATGTCAAATTGTAAGTCAAATTCCAAAAACACCCGTTTAGAGATAATTTAAAGGGGGTTTTAGAATGACTGAAAGTAATATAGTACCTTTTGATGATATAGAAAATCTATTTGCACCACAAATAAGAGCATCTTTTGATGAGGTAAAAACTGCTACTGCCAACTTAGAAGTTGCAAACTATACAAATTCAAAAGCTACGTTTATAGCTTATGCGTCTGGGAATATAACTCAGTATACAGATGAATACATAAAACCTGATGATTTCTTGGCAAGACAAAAGTTTTGCCAAGACTTTATCATTGAGCTTGATAGACTAATAGAGGAGAATTTTTTTGTAGAAATTGAAGCAGATGATATAGAGGAGTTATTTAAGATTTATGAACTGTTTGTAACTCAAAGATTTACTACTATTTCTAAGATACTTCTATACTATATTGTCGAAAAGTTCGGTTATGATATAATAGACAATGATAAAGAAGCATCTTCTCTTGCAGTTGAGCATCTTGCTAAAATAGAAGATACAATAGATTTAACTGAAGCTTTTGATGATTGGTATTTAGATAGATGTAAAGAGTTTCATGATAATATATTCTTTGAAACAGCAAGACAAAATTTCTTTGAAGTCTTCACATATCAAGAAGGAATGAATATTGCTGAGATAGTAGCAAATCCAGTTGTAATTAATTCAGTTAAATCACAAATAATATACGGTAGAGTATGGATAAAAAACCAAAAACTTAAGGAGGAATTAAATGGCTAAGAAAACTAAAATCAATAAAGGGAATGTGAATGATAGCATCTTACAAAAATGGAGAACTAAAATAGGAGTAGGACCTGTAATGTTTAATGTATTCGTAAATGATGCAAATACTGAACTTAAGAAACTTGAGGGAATAGATTTGATGAATAGAAAGCTTGAGCTTGAAACTAAACTCAATAGAATAAATGTCAATGCTACTCTTGCTATGAGTAAAGGTGGTAATGAATATGAAAAGAAACTAGCTTATGATATAGCTAAAAGAGTATTCTTTGATAGTATAGCTACTCTTACTATGACTTGGGCTGCATTTGAAGATAGAACTTCGCATTTGCATATAAAAGAAGGTATCAAAACTGTATATGATACTTATGACTATGCTAAAAGAATAAAGGATAGTCAAGTTGCTGATATACTACCTAAATTTGACGCTTTGATAGAGTTATATAAATACTGGTATAATGATACACCTAAAGATGATGAAGTTAGATGGAATGTAGCAATGCAAATATCTGATGTGAGAAAAGCTATAGCTGAGAGAAAATTTGAAGGTTTAAGAAAGTTAGGAGCTATGACTTCTGAAGAAAAAGAAGATGTTAAGAAAGAATACTTAGTTAAGTTTGAGTATGATGAGCTAGGAAAACTTCATCCAAATATTAAACCTAGAGAACTAAGTAAAGAAAATATAAAAGAACCTAAAGACAATATTGACATTGCTTATAGTTTAATAAATGATGAACTTATAGTAGGTATGGATATATTAGGAGCTTTAGAAGGGCTTTGTATGCAACTAGGTATCATTTGGAATGATAAAGATATAGTAAATACAGTTGATACTTCTATTGCTATCTTACAGCAATATATAGATGATTTGAATTTAGATGTAGATAAATTCAATATGGATATAGCTGAACCTAATATTCAATCTATTATAGATACAGATACTTTATTTAAACTTATGGATACTTCTCAAAGATTTGCACTAGATTGCTTTACACCCGAATATATATTTAATGCTATAAGAAGATATAAGAAGTTTAATAAGAATGTAGCTATAGATGGAGTTTTAGATGAAAAGATAGATGCTTCTCCAGATTGTAAACAATCGGCAGACAATATGTCTTACTTAGGTATTATGGGTGTAAGACAGCTTCATGATAGAATAGTATCTAATTATGGAGATAAAGAAGAAGTAATTGAAAAAGATGAAAAGGGAAATGATAAGAAAGTTATAAATATAAAATTAAATAGTAAAGTTATAGTTGCATCTATTATATATCATTTATTCATAGAAAGAATAATGAAGAACTCTAAATTCATAAGAGGAATGGAATGCTTATTTAACGGCTTCTTACCAGTTACTGGAGCTGTATGGGAAACACTAGCTAAAAAGCTTGATAAAGCTGTCGAAAATGTAAATGTTAAGTTCGATGAAGAATTGCTTAAAACTTATAAAGAAACTATGGGTGCTACTATAAAGGATTATACAGAAGAACCTAAAGAAGAAGTGGATATAACTGTGCCCGAAGAATTAATAGACCCCGTAACTAAAGAAATTCCTAAGATTTTAAAAGCTGTCAAAGAAGAATTAACAGGAGAAAAGGAAGATGTAGTTCCTAAAGATTTTAAATATAGTGGAGCTATAGAACATCCGGTGAATGAAGAAATTCTAAAAGAAGAATTAGACAAAGAACTTACAGAACTTGGGGTAGAAAAGAAGGAAAAGAAAATAGAAGAGCTTGATGAAGAAGGAAAGAAAATCTTAAATGATATTCAAAAGAAAGCAAGCGATATTTTAGAAAATATAGATGAAGTTGAGAAAAGGTCTAAAGAAGCTTTAAAGGAAATTATGGAAGAAACAGAAACTGAATAAATATTATAAACGATAAACTCTTAAATGAGTTTATCGTTATCTTTATTTAAAAAGGGGAGCATATGGACAATTTTCATCAAGGTATTAAGAAAAGATTACAAACTATCAGAAAAGAAGTTGTACTGTATAAATTAAAGGAGGAATTGAAAGATGAAGAAGAAAGCACAAGGAGTAGGAAGTATCCTAAGAAAAAGAGAAGAAAAGGAAAGATGTAGTTTATTATGGAAGAATAATTTAAAGCTAGGGGAACCTACACATTTAATAAAGAAGATAAAAATAGAAAATGATATAGTTACTGGTTATATAGAAGTTACAGATAAAAGTACAGTTAGAATACCTATAAAGAAATTAGAAGCTCCTTTATTCTTTGGATATGGTAATGAAGACTATGTAGCAAATGGTATGGAAGAAGATATGTTAAGAGCCGAAAAAGCTTCTAAAGAAATTCGCACACAAATAGAAGATGCTATATCAAAAGCTAAAGGTGAAGCAACTTCAGAAACTGATAATACTGTGCCTGTATTTCTTAACAAAGATAGAGAAAATCATTTAAAGAATCTTAGAAAGAAAGCAAATATGATTTTAGTAGAAAATGCTTTTATAAAAAGAGTAAATAATTTATCTAGTCTTATGTCAAATGAAGGATTTACTCCTGAAGTTTATTTAGAAGAAAAGGATAAAATAGAAAAATTGATGGATAGACTGTCTCCTGATTTTATAAAGAATAACGAAGAAGTTATAAAACAAGTGAAAACTATGTTTGAAAATACAGATAAAAGTCTTAAAGAGTATAAAGGAGAATAGTTATGAGAAATAAAGGATATAGTAGACGTGATGAAATTGCTAATTTCTTTAGAAATAGAAACTTAGAGAAGAAAGCTTATAGATATCTTAGCTATCTCGATTTAAAGAAGATATGTAAATGTGCTCCTAGAAACATTATGAAGATGAGAAAATACTCACAAACTAATTTAGTTGTATTTAGATTAGATAGAGGTTATTTTGAGCATGTACATAAATCTAATGTGCTGGATTTAGTTAATTGTCTATTCGGACCTAGTTACCTAAAGTATCATCATAAAGAATATATTAAATATAATGTGGTTATTCTTTTAACTGATGATAATGGTAAGACATATAAAAGATTTAATTATTGAGATGGAATTGGGGGGGGGGGGAGGCACCCCCCAAACAAAATCACACTTTT